ATTCCAAGCTCCGCGGCAAAGTCGAGGAAGGTTCGCACACGGGTGCGAAGATGGCTTCCCCGATCCAGTTCGTCGGCGCCATGAGCATGTCGTCCCCCAAGGGCCGCTTCGCTCCGAAAAGCAATATCCCGGCGGACTATTCGCGCCGGTGGATTTTGCCGATCGACAAGACCGGCGACCAGTACGTCGATCAGCTCGATCAGCTCCGCACCCCGATCGACCCCAAGTCTCAGCTCGTCGCTCGCGCGATGGCGGCTTGTGCTCGTCAGTGGGACGATGAGATCATCGCCGCGGCCACGCGCGATGCCGTGATCGGCGTCGATGCCGGCTCGCTCACGACCGAACAGTTCGACACCACGAACTTCCAGATCGCCGGTAACTTCGGCGCCTCTGCGGCTGTCGGCCTCACGGTCGCCAAGCTGAACGAAGCTCGCCGCATCCTCGAACACAATCACAACGATCTGGATGAAGACCCGGCGACCCTCGTCATCGGCTCCAACCAGCACGCCGATCTGCGCAATCAGGCCCAGGTCACGAGCGCCGAGTTCAATCAGAATGGCGGCGTCCTCGTGAATGGCAAGGTCACGCGCTACATGGGCTTCGACGTCGTGGTCAGCGAGCGTCTGCCGACGATCGTGGACAAGAACTCCGCGGCCAACCAGCGTGGTTGCTTGGTCTTCGTGAAGACCGGCCTCTATCTGGGCATGTGGCAGGACGTGAAGAACGAAGTGGCTCGCCGCTTCGATTTGGAAGCGAACCCGTGGGATATTTCCACGATCATCAGCTTCGGCGCGACCCGCACGGAACTTGGCAAGATCATCCAGGTCTGCGCGCTCGACACGACCGGCGCCGACATCACCCCGTAATCTGAGCGCCGCCGGCTGAACCCCGGCGGCTCCTCTGACCCTTTTGAAAGTAGGAGACGAAAATGACCATCGGTCCCACCCAGAAATCCCTCCAGGTCGCGAACTTTGACGCGAACCCGGTGGTCGCCACGACTTCCGGCGAAGGCGCTCCCTTCCGCAAGGTCGAAGTGGATGGCTACGTTACGCCGGCTGCTGCCGACGCCGCGGGCACGAAGTACCTTCTCAATCGAGTTCGCTCGACGGCCCATGTGAAATCGGTGGTCTTGGCCTCCGAAGCACAGGGCGCCGGCGCGGTCAACGTGGGCGTCTATTACGCCGACGATGTGCGCTATCTCGCGCCGGGCAATTCGGCAAACGCCGGTGTTGCCATTACCGCCGACTTCTTCGCCAGCGCCGTTTCGATCGCTGCCAAGGTTCAGCCCACGGACGTGACGTTCGAGAGCGGCACCTACACCTTCGACAAGTGGGCGCAGCCTCTGTGGCAGGCTCTCGGCCTCGCGTCCGATCCGGGCGGTTTCTTCGACATCGTGGCGACGGTCAATACGACCGACATCACGACCGGCACCGGCAAACTGTATCTGCGCACCGGCTATTCCGAGGCGTAATCGAGACTTCGACGGGCGGGCGCGTGTGCCCTCCCGCGCCGGCCTTTGGTCGATGAGCGCCCGTCGAGTATTTTAGGAGAAGCCAATGGCTCGCCTCATCATCACCGCGACGGAAGACGCCAACGGCAATCCCTCCTTTGGGACAGCCGCCGAGCCGAATACCGCGGCGGCAGCGGTGCCGAGCGCCACGGCTTTTGAGACTGCTCTTGCGCAGCTTGTGACCGATGGCGCAAGCCCGACGCAGGCGCATGTGACTTCGGCCAACAACGCCTACACGACTTACAAGGCGGCGGTAACAGCCTATGTGGCCGCGGTGCAGGGGTCGGTGTCAGCGGACGTGACCTTGCTTGTGAACACCGCCAATGTTACAAAGAAAAATCAGGTTCTCATTGCGGTGCGTGAATTGCTCAATCGCCTTGTGAACCGCACGAACGCTTTCGCGTAAGGAGACGACAATGACGCAGCTCTATTTCGGCCTCAACCGCGGTGCAAACCAGCAGCCCGAAGCCATCGTGTTTACGAGCGGTTCGAGCGGCGGCACCGATGTCGAGCTTCGCGTGGACAACACCAAAGGCCTCACGCGCGAGGATGTCTTCCTGATCTTGGAAGCCTTCGATCGCTACTTCCAAGACACCAGCAAGACTACGCTGAACAGCATTTAAGGAGCGGCTGTGACCCAACAGGAATGCCTGAACTTCTTCTTGGCCGCGCCCGGTACGTCGGCGGTCCAGCCCTTGCAGCTCGGCGGCGAATATGTCATCGACAGCGTAGCCACGGGTACGGGAACGATCGACCTTCAGAAGCTGTTTCCCGATGGCTCATGGGTTGCGGTCATCACGCAGATTAACGCGGCGACGGCCAAGGAACAGGTTGTCATTCTGGCTCCGGGGCAGTATCGTGTTGTGTCCGCAACCTTCACCAATGCCTACGTTTCTGTTGCGCGGGCTTCCGTGGGTTAAGCGGGTCCGTTTTAGGAGCCGCCGATGTCTATTGTCACCGACACCATGATTGCCAACCGCGCGCTTCAGCGCGTCGGCGTGCAGCGGATTGGCGCTCTTGTGGCGGACGATACGGTGTGGACCGAAGACAGCAAGAACGCTTCTGAAATCCGCGCCTGTTACCACATGCTTCGTCGCGCTGAGCTGAACCGCAATGTGTGGCGCTTCTCGATCCGCACGGTCGCCCTTCGCGCGATCGGCAAGAACTCAAAGCTCGTGACGTTCGCGGCCTACAATAACGCCACGACGTATGCTCTCGGTGCTGTTTCTCTCGCTACGGACGGCCAGCTCTATCAGTCGCGCATTCCGGCGAACGTCGGAAACGATCCGACCCTGAGCGCGGCTCAATGGTCGCTATATTTTGGTTCGGCCATCGCGCAGGAATATGTCACGACCTTCAGCACGGCGATCACCTATGCACAATACGATCACACTGTCGGGTCCGATGGCGTCGTCTATTATTCTCTCGCGGACGGCAATATCAATCACAATCCGGTCGGGGATGCGGGCGTCCATTGGACGCCGACCACATGGAATATCCAGCCTTCGTCCGCGAATGGCGGCACAAGTTTCTACGCGGGCGAGCTAGTTTTCGTTGGCAACAATCTTTACATCAGCTTGCGCGGCGATAATCTCGATACGCCGCCGTCTTCTCGCTGGTTGGCCCTCGCGGGCAGCACAGTTGCGTATTTGAACTTCATGTATCCGATTGGCTCCGGTCCGAACACGGAGCAGACGAGCCGAAACGTCTATCAGCTTCCGAACGGCTTTATGCGGATTGCTCCGCAAGACCCGAAAGCCGGCGCCTATTCGTTCCTCGGTGCTCCGGGCAACAACATCTATCGCGACTGGAACTTTCAGGACGACTATTTCACGACCTGTGACACGGGCATCATTCTCTTCCGCTTTGCCGCGGACATCCAAGACCCGACGCAATTCAATCCGTTGTTCGCGGAAGGCTTCGCCTCGCGCATCGCGTTCGAGATTTGCGAGCCGCTGACGCAGAGCACGACAAAGCTGAGTGGCATCGCGTCGGAATACAAACAGTTCATGGGCGAAGCTCGCACGGTCAATGGCATCGAGACGGGGCCGACAGAGCCGCCGTTGGATGACTATCTGACATGCCGGTATTGAGGAGGGCGCCCCGTGGGTGATGCAAGTTTCGTTCAGACGAGTTTCCTCGGCGGACAGTGGAGCGAGTTCGCTCAAGGTCGCATGTCTGACCCCGAATACAAGATGGCAATGAATGTTTGCGCGAACGGCTATCCGATGGAAGCTGGTGCGTGGACGCGCCGTCAGGGCTTTCGCTATCTCGCGCATACGAAATCGGGCAACCCCGGTATCTTGCGCGCGTTCGACTTCAGCGTGACGCAGCCTTATCAGATCGAGTTCACGGACGGCTTCGCACGTTTCTACGCGGGCCTCGCGCTTGTGACATTCGATGACGGAGAAATTGATCTTCTTGGGGTCACAACCGACAGCGCCGGGGTCTTCTCGGTCGCCGGGGACTTGAGCAATTGGGCTAACGGGGACACCGTTGTGTTCGACATCCAGACGCTTCCGTGCTCAACAAAGATTTTGTGTGGTCGCCAGTTCATCGTGAACGATCTTGATACTGGCGCCAAGACTTTCACGTTGACCGATGCGATCACCGGCGCCGTAATCAGCGGAACGGATGTCAATTATACAGCGACCCTTGGGGGAGCCGGGGATCAGGTGAAGCGAGTGTTCGAGCTTGCTACGCCGTACACGAGCGGCCAATGGAGTTCTCTGCGTTCCGTGCAGGACAACGTGTCGGTGCTTCTTTTGCACAACGGCATTCAGCCGCGTGTGATTTCTCAAGGAACGATCCCTGCTCCGTTCCAGATCGCAACGCAGACCTTCCTCGACGGCCCCTATCTCGCCATCAACAAGACCACGACTACGCTGACGCCAAGTGCGAAGACAGGCAGCATCACGCTGACGGCTTCGTCCGCAGTCGGCATCAATGACGGGCAGGGCTTCTTGGCCACTGATGTTG